GGAAAAATCATGGCAGGTACAGTCATAGCAGATAATTTACACGCGGCTTCTACAAGTACGCTTGTAATTAAAAATGGTGTAGCAAACACACCGCCAACCATTCAAGATAGTGGTGGCACAGAAATAGGCACATTTTGTCGTGCTTGGGTAAACTTTGACGGAACAGGCACAGTAGCAATTAGAGCTTCGTTTAATGTAAGTTCTATTACTGATAATGGTACAGGTAATTACACAGTAAACTTTACTAATGCTATGCCTGATGCTAATTATGCAACTGTATGCGAAGTTGGTGGAACAACTGTATCAGGTTCTCGTAACATTACCACAATGTATAATCCTACTACAACCTCAGTAAGTGTTGCAGGTGGTTACGATGATAGCGACAACTCACTTGGTGACAAAGTATATTTTAATGTTGCTATTTTTAGATAAGGACAAAAAATGAACGTATTAATTTACAATAACGGCAATGGCGTTTCAGTAGTTTATCCTACTGGCGAATTGTCTATAGAAGATGTACAAATAAAAGATTGTCCTCAAGGCACTATCATTGATGACTCAACACTACCTAGTCGTGACTTCCGTAACGCTTGGGAATTAGTAGACGAAGCAGTATCTGTAAACTTTGCTAAAGCTCAAGACTTAACTAAAGCTAAACTTCGTGCTGAACGCACTCCATTACTAGAAGCTCAAGACGTAGCATTTCAACGTGCTTTAGAAAATAGTAGCGATACAAGTGCTATTGTAGCTGAGAAACAAAGACTTCGTGATATTACAAAACAAGTAGACACAGCAACAACATTAGATGAATTAAAAGTTTTAAACTGTGATAAGCCTGTAGCTGAACAACCTGTAGTTGAACCTACAGTAGAAGGAGAAAATTTATGAGTAGCGTTATTTTGACGGGTGACACGAGTGGTACATTAACCGTATCAGCTCCTTTAGTAGCAGGTTCTAACACAGTTACTTTACCAGCAGCGACAGGTACAATTAGTTTACTAACACAAGCAACAGCAGTAGCTTCTACAAGCGGTACAAGCATTGACTTTACAGGTATTCCTAGTTGGGCTAAACGCATTACTGTGATGTTCAGCGGAGTAAGCACGAACGGAACCTCAAATATCTTGTTGCGATTGGGTGATGCTGGTGGCATTGAAGATACGGGCTACGCAAGCGGTTCTAGCTACAACGGCGCAGACGCTGCAAACTCGACGGGCTTTCTGTTGGTGATGGATGTTGTGGCTGCAGTTAACTACAACGGTGCGGTGACGTTTTCAAAACTAGACGGCAATACGTATTCGTCGTTTGGTGGGTTTGCAAACAATAGCAGCGCAGTTTGGTCGTGTGCTGGTGCTAAAACCCTCTCCGACACACTCACTCAAGTCCGCATTACAACAGTAAACGGAACAGATACATTTGACGCTGGCACAATTAACATTATGTATGAAGGATAAATTATGAGTATAATTTTAAACGGTTCAGCAGGAGTTACAACTAACTCCGGTGCTGTATATGATGGTATTGCAAGTGGAACTGCTGTAACAGCTAGTGGCACATCTGTAGATTTTACAGGCATCCCTAGCTGGGCTAAACGAATTACTGTAATGTTTAGTGGTATTAGCAAAAGTGGTACAAGCAATATTCTTATTCAACTAGGTGATTCTGGTGGTATTGAAAATACTAATTATTTAGGAACTTGTTGGACTGCCAACGTAACAAATACTAATTACAGCACAGGATTTTTATTAACTGCCGTAGAAGCGGCTGCAGATATAAGTCACGGTCAAGCAATTATATCTTTGGTTGGAAGTAATGTTTGGGTTAATTCTTCATTGTTAGGAAGAAGTAACAATGGAACTGCCCATAGTTCGGCAGGTTCAAAAACCCTATCAGATACTCTTACTCAAGTCCGCATTACCACAGTAAACGGTACAGATACTTTTGATGCAGGTTCTATTAATATTCTTTACGAGTAGGATAACCTATGTTCGGAATTGCTAGTTTTGCACAAGTAGCATTTAGCTCACTAGCAAGCGGTGTTGTACTAGGCACAGCTTCTATTACTGCAGATGCTACCGTTACTGCTGACGCTTTAAGAATAAGAACAAACTCTGCTGCTATTACAGCAGAAGCAACTGTAACAAGTAGTGCCATTCGCACAAGAACAGCCTCAGGAAGCGTAAACGGCAACGCTTTAGTATCTGCCTATGCTTATGCAATTAGAGAGGCTTCTGGAGCTATTACAGGCTTTGCAACAGTATCTAGTGGCTCAGTAGTCATTAAGACTTCTAGTGGCTCTATTACTGGTTTTGCAACTGTAACTGCTGATGCTCAGAAACTTGTTATTGGTACTGGTTTTATTTTCTGTGATGCTACTGTTACAGCTAACGGTGGTATTCAGTATGCAGGTGAAGGTCACATTACTTGCGACACTACAGTTACTTGCAATGCTTCATCTATATGGGATGGTACAAGTTCTATTGTAGGTACAGCAACAATTATTGCTAAAGGCACTATTTTAGGTGAAGAGTGGTCAGATACCACTTTTGACACAAACACATGGACTGACGTAACACCAAGTTCAAACACATGGACAACAGTAACAGGGGACAATAATACATGGCTACGACAAGGGTAATATTAGGTGAATGGTTACCTGACCAGCCTTCTATCATTGAATCATTACAAGATGCTACTAATGTAGTTCCTTCATCTGTTGGCTATATTCCATTTTCTACTCCAGTTGCATATTCAGGTGCAGCGTCAGAAGACTTATTAAATATATTTGCAGGTAAGTTTAACACTACTACTCAATTGTTTGCTGCAAGTGCATCCAAACTATATATTTTTGATGGTTCTGATTTAAGCCTTGATGACGTATCTAAAAGCGTTGCTAGAACTATTACTAATGTCGCATTAACATCTAACGTAGCTACAATTACAACTGTTGGTGCACATGGATATAGCATTGGTGATTCAGTCACAGTAGACGCAAGTAATAATACTTTTGATGGTACTTATGTTATTACTACAGTTCCTACATTATTAACATTCACATACGCTAAAGTAAATGCTGACATTCCTAGTGCTGCTGCAACAGGTACAGTCATAGCTGGAAGTTATAGCGGTGTTACTACATGGAACTTTGCTCAGTTTGGTAACTCAGTATTGGCTACAAACAATGTAGGTAAAATACAAAAGTGGACTATTGGCTTATCATCTTATTTTGGTGATGCAGGAGCTTCTGCACCAGTAGCTAAATACATTACAGTAGTACGTGACTTTGTTGTAGTAGGTAATTTAGATGCAGGTTCAAACCCTAACAAAGTACAATGGTCAGATATTAATGACGAAACTGACTGGACTTCTGGAGCTGCTTCACAAGCTGATTACCAAATTATTGCAGATGGCGGTAATATACAAGGATTAACTGGTGGCGAGTTTGGGTTAGTATTCTTAGAACGAGCTATTGTTCGCATGACTTATATTGGCTCACCATTATTCTTCCAATTTGACACCATTTCACGCAATTTAGGTTGTATGGCAGGTGGTTCTATTGCTCAATATGGCAATGTATCATACTTTTTATCAGACAATGGTTTTTATTCATGTGATGGTCGTTCTGTTACACCTATTGGTGCTAATAAAATAGATAGATGGTTTTTTGATAATGTTGATTTAAACAAAATTGACCTTATTAGCTCGGCTATTGACCCAGAACGTAAGATTGTAGTATGGAATTTCTATAACCAAGATAATGCAGAGTCATTACTTATCTATAATTGGCAAGTTCAAAAATGGACTATATGCGATACAACTACTACTAAAGTAGCTTCTATTGCAACATCAGGTATTACACTTGAAGGTCTAAATGCTTTTGGTACTGTAGACAGTATTACAACATCATTTGACTCACGCATATGGGCAGGTGGTAAGTTCTTATTTGCAGGTATTAACGGTGCTTATATATATACTTTCTCTGGCACAAATGCTACCCCTAGCTTAATTACATACGATATAGAGCAAGGATATAACTCAGTAGTCACACTAGCAAGACCTGCAATAGACAATGGCTCTGCCTCTGTAGCTGTAGCATCACGCAAAGAATTAGATGATACAATTACATTTAGCACTCCTGTAGCTATGTCACCTGAAGGAAGAGTTCCATTACGTTCAGCAGGTAGATACCATAGGTTTAAAATTATACCTACAGGGTTATGGACAACAGCTATTAGTACAGATATTGATGTAGAGCAACAAGGAAATAGATAATGTCTAGGGACATGTACCGTAAGCTAAACCCTAGTGGTTCAGAGCCTCGTGAAATTTCAGAAGTAGTAAACAACCTTGTAGAAGGTAAGTCTAACAATACAGGTGAAGTTACATTAAATACAAGTTGGGCTACAACTACAACAATTAATAATGAACGTATAGGTTTTAATTCATATATAGGTTTAATGCCTATATCAGATGCAGCAGAAGCAGATACAGCACCTTATGGTTCATTTAGTAATAATACAGACCAAACAGCACCAACTGTAGGTTCGACTGCTGTGGTAGTGTATGATACAACAGAAGAGTCTAACGGTGTTTATTTATCTGATAGCAGTCGTTTAAACGTAAGAAATGCTGGTATATACAATGTTCAGTTTTCTTTACAATTAGTTAATCAAGATAATGCAGCACAATATGCAGATATATGGTTTCGTGTAAATGGCACAGACGTACCAAGAAGTGCTAGTAGGTTTGATATTCCAGCTAGAAAAAGTGCTACTGAATGGGGTCATATTGTTGGCACAGTAAATATCTTTTTAGATATGAACGCTAATGACTATGTAGAAATTGCAGGAACAACATCAAGTACATTAATTGGGCTTGAGCATTATGCAGCAGATGGTACTATTCCTAGACCTGCTATACCAGCAGCTATTGTAACAGTAAACTATATTGCACCATTATCTATGGACAATGTATATATTAGTGCTCAACAAACAGGACAGGCTACTCTTACTCACTTTGCAAATGACACACCCAATAAGACATATCGTTATATAATAGTAGGATAATGGAACTTAAATACGTTAACCCTCAAGAATTAAAACAAGTCTGGAATCAGATTAAACCAAGTCTAAGTGAAATAGCTGAACTAGGTAATGATTGGATTCCAGAAGATGCCTATTGTGATATTAAGGTAGGTAAGGCTCAACTGTATCTAGTTATTAAAGATGGTTACTTTATAGGTTATATTATAACACAGCTTATAAATAACTCACTTCATGTATGGGCTGCTTATAGTAACTCACATGACATATTATCAGAAGGTTTAACAGAGATAATAAAAATAGCAAATAAAATGAACGCTAAAGAAATAACATTTAGCTCTTATCGTAAAGGTTGGGAAAAGATTGCTCCAACATTAGGATTCAAACCATATACATGGAGACTTGAGTGCTAAAGTTTTATGTAGTCCCTACATCACATATCCAACAAACATGGGACAAGGTAGAAAGCATGCTAGATAGAGCTATGGCTCATTCTGGTGGTGAATATGACCTTGACCAACTTAAAGTATTGCTTACACAAGGCAGACAAGTTCTTTGTGTATGTACAGAAGAAGATTTAGTAATTAAATGTGCACTAACTATTGAATGGATAAATTACCCTAACGACAGAGTTGCATTTATTACAGCTATTGGTGGCAAGACAGATAAACAATGCTTTAGTGAGTTTGAACAATGGGTCAAAGCAAACGGTGGCACAAAAATACAGGGAGCAGCTTTTGAAGCAGTAGCAAGGCTTTGGAAGCGTGCTTACGGATTTGAAAACAGATATATTATAGTAGAGAAAAAATTATGATTGATTTACCTTTAAACTTTTCTGCTCCAACAGGACAGGTGCAAAATACTTATGCTGCACCTACAAGAACTAATCGTTACTTAACGCCATCACAATACGCAGGTATGCAATTACATACACCTAGTGGATATTATTATCAAGGTGGCACTATGTATCAACCATACACTCCAGCACCAGTAACGTATAATCCGTTTGGATTTGGTATGGGTGGATATTCTCGTAATCAATCTTCTCCGTTTGGCGGGTATGGGTCTTCTCTCTCTGGATTTGGTAACAACTCATCTAGTGGTGGTCCAGTAGAAAAATCTATAAAAATAGGCAATCAATACTTCAAGCCATTTACAGGTAATGCTGAAGGTATTATTGATGGTAACTTGTCTATGGTATCTTTGCTTAACCAACAACCTACATATCAACCAAAACCAATGGAAGATTTATTTCCATCACTTAACGCAAACTTAAACTCTGCTTTACCACAACAAGCAATGTTATCTTCACCTTCATACGGTGCTGGTAGGTTTACAGGTTTATTAAATTCACCAATCGTTACAACTAACACACAAGGCAAATAATATGATTAATCTTAATAACTGGCTATTTAATTTAGTAGACAACTTTACATTCTATAAAGGTGGTGGTGGTGGCGGTGGAGAATCTCAAACTACTAATCAACTAGACCCTACAGTCAGACCATTTGTTAAATACGGTCTTCAAGAAGCTAAAAGTCTTTACCAAACAGATACACCACAATACTATGGTGGTCAAACATTTATAAGCCCATCTGCTCAAACACAACAAGCATTACAAGCTGCACAGAATAGAGCATTAGCTGGAAGCCCATTACTTCCTGCTGCACAACAACAACAACAAGACGTAATTAGTGGTGCTTACTTACAAAATAATCCATACTTTAACCAAGCTCTTGCTGGTGCTGCACAAGGTGCTACACAAAACTACAATGATGCTATTATGGCTGCTCAATCTAATTTATCTCAAGCAGGTCGTTATGGTTCTAACGTAGGTGCTGACATTCAAAACAGAGCAGCTACAACATTAGCTAATACACTCGCCAACAAATATGGAGAATTGGCTTACAGCAATTTTGCTAATGAACGTGCTAGACAAGATGCTGCTGCTATGGGTGCTCCTGCACTTGCACAAGCAGATTATAGTGACATTCAACAACTTATGAACGTAGGTAAGACCGCAGAAGATTATCAAAAAACTGCCCTACAAGCTGACATTGACAGATTCAACTTTGAACAAAACAAACCATATCAAAAACTATCTGCTTATCTTGGTGCTGCTTATGGTGCTCCTACAGGTTCAGTATCTACTACTACACAATCTGGTGGTGGCAAGATAGTATGTACAGCTATGAATCAAGAATATGGCTTTGGTAGCTTCCGTAACGCTATCTGGTTAGCTCAGTCTAAAGACTTAGACCCAGCATACGAAAAAGGTTATCACACACTATTCTTACCATTAGTAAACTATGCTTATAAAGCAGGTGAAAAGAATGCCCTACAACGCATTTTAAGGGGTGTTTTAGAGCATATCGCAAGACATAGGACTGCTGATATATGGAAACAAAAAAGAAGTAAAAAACGTGATACTTATGGCATGATTTATCGTGCTATTTTAGAACCTATTTGTTATGTAGTTGGAAAGGTAGCTTAATATGGGAATGCCAGTTTTAATTGGTGCTGGTGTAGGTGCTTTAAGCTCTGCTGCTATGGGTAAAAGCCCTCTTACTGGTGCATTACTAGGTGGTGTTACTGGTGGAGCATTTGGTGGTGCTGGTGGATTTGGTAGTGGATTTACACAAGGTGGTTTATTATCATCTGCTGCTCCAGCTGCTACTACTGCCGCAACAGAAGGTGCATTATCTAGTGTTGCTCCTGTATTAGGAGATGCTGCTTTAATAAGTCCATTTACTCCAACAGGTGTAGCTGGCATACAAACAGCTAATACTTCATTATCTGGATTACAACCTATACTAGGTCAAGCAGGTGAACAAGCTATTGCTCAAAGTGCTCCTATGTATACAGGATCTCAAGGTATGTTTGATGTAGCTAAAGGTTCAACACTTGGATATGACCCATCACTTTTAGGTGGGCAAGGATCAGCAACATTTGCAGGCGGTGGTGGATATGACCCATCTTTTTTAGGAAGAGTAAAAGATTTTGGTAGTGACGCATACAATAATGTTACAAGTGGTTTTTCTAGTTTAACAGGTAAAGATGCGCTAGGTTTAGGATTACAAGGTGCTAGCATGGCAATGGAACCTACTCCTCCTGTACAACCTGCTTCTGGAGTACAACCAATACAACGTGGCAGTTTTGACCCATCATCTGTAATTGCAGCAGCTCCTAGCTATGGGTTATCTCAAGGTGAAGTTGCTAAAGGTAAAGTAGGTCAAATAGCCTCACAAGCAAAATTAAATGACGAAGATGAACGTAAGATACGTCAATTTTATACATCATTAATAGGATAATATTATGGCATTACTTGACAGAATAGGTGGTTTATTAGGTAACTTAGGTGACTATGGAATTGGCTTGCCTAATCAAACAGGTGGTCTTATTGATGACCCAGCCCAACGAGATGCAATTAACAAAAGAGCATTGTTATCAGGTGGTATTAGTGCAGCTTTAACATACCTTGCTACTCCTAAAAATTTAAACACAGGAAGTGCTTTACCTTACTTGGGCAAAGCAGCATTAGCAGGTTTTAACGCATCTCAAAATACAGTAGACCAAGCATTAAATACAGCTTACAGAGCACAAATATTAAAAGGTAGAAATGACCCGTTTGGTCAAATTGATATTACTAAATTTACTCCTGAATCTATTAAAGCATTTCAAGATAAGTTAAAAGATGGTGTACAAGATTTTAGTATATTAAAAGAAAAAGAACTTAAAAAAGATAAATTAAATATTGGTAGTATTAATCCATCAGATGTTACTAAACAATCTTTAGACATTTTTAAAGATACTGGAAATTATAATGACCTTGAGTTTATTAAAAAACCTACAGAAGATAGTAAATTAAAACTTGGTACTATTGACTTTAATAAATTTACTTTATCATCTATAGATAAAGCTATTAAAAGTGGCAATCCTACAGACCTTGAACGTATTCCTGAAAAAGATAAACCTGAAAAAATAAACAAGCCTACTAAGTTATCAAATGCAGACAAAGAAACTGCAAATACTATATTAAAAGAAAGTGGAATTAAAGATCCATCCAATGTACTTAGTACAGTTGTTGCATCTCAAACAAATAAATATATGTCAGAAGGTTTTGACCAAACAACAGCAGCTCAAAAAGCTATTGATGATTTAAAAAGAAGTGGTGCTATAAAAAATTATCAACGTAATATAAATATTCCATTTTTTGGTAAAACTAAAGTACCATTTAGTGAGTCTACAGAATTTGACATAACAAAAAGCAATGTACCTAACGCACCTAAAAAACCTTTAAGTTCATTTTAAGGAATAGTTTATGGCATTTAATTTAGAAGGAGCCTTACAAGAAGGTTACTCTTATTCTGATATTGCAGCAGAACTTGCAAAAAGAAATAAATTTAATTTGCAAGGTGCACAAAAAGAAGGCTACTCTGATGAAGACATTGTTCAACATTTAATATCTCGTACAGACCAAACTCAAACACCTGTTAATGAAAATAAACCTCAAGATAGTTATGCAAAGGGTTTAACAGATATTCGTGGTATACCTGAAGACATGTCACCAGAAAATGTATTGCAATTTAGACAACAACAACAAGCTGAACGTAGTGCTTATAATACAGCTAAAGCACAAGAAAATATTGGTTCTAAATTAATAGGAGCAATAGAAGCACCTATATCAATTACTGGAAAACTTCTTGGTGGATTATCTGGTATGGCTGGTAAAGCAGTTCGTGGTGAAATAACTAAAGATAATTTAGGTTTTGAAGAAGGCACTAGATATGGTTATGACCCTAGAACTATAGCTGGTCAAGAAATTGTAGAAGCTGTTCCAGAAGTTATTCAGCAATCTGGTATAGAAGGACTTCCTATGCTTGGTGAATTAGAAGCATTAGGTAGTTTAAGATTCCTAAAAGGTGCACGCAATATACCATCTACATTTAGACCAAAAGAAATTCCAGTAGTAGGTCAAGTTATTCAAGGTGCAGAAAGCGTTGCAGCTCCAATAGCTAAAGGAGTATCTAAAGCTGCTGAAGTTGTTACGTCTCCTATATCTAAGGCTATAGAAAAAACATCTGAACGTTTTGGTCAATCAGCTAAATTAAAACAATACAATGATGTACTAGATAACTATGAATTAGAGTCAGCAGATGCTTTAGTTAAAGGTATACCTGCACAAGATATTAACCCTTATGTTTTACAAAAACTTGGTATAGATGATGCTACATTAAACAAAGCATCTAGCACACTTAATAAACCAATTTTAATTCCTAAAACAATAGAAGAAGCACAAACACTTACACAAATTAAAAGATTAAGTGAATATAAAGACCCGTCTTTATTTTCTAAACTACTTGAGCCCATTCAAAGTAGATTAAAAACTATAGCAGAACCTATTGCAAATAGATTAGGTCGTTATGAATTTAATATAAATAATAGAACTGAACAATACTTAAATGAAGTAACACCATTTTTATCTACTATTGTAAAGTTTGACCCTCCTATTTCAAATAAATTATCTCTTGACTTGTTTAATGGTAATTTTAATGGCGTTAGAAATACATTAAAAATTGTTGCACCAGAGTCTATTGAAAGTTTTAATAAAGTAGAAGATACCTTAAAAAGTTTGTACCAAGAATTAAAAGATTCTGGATATAAAAATTTAGGGTATGAATCAAATTATTTTCCTAGAAGAGTAAATGATTTAGAAGGATTCTATAAAGAAATAGGTGTAAAACAAAAAGGTCAAATTGAATCTTTACTTGTTAATAAAGCCAATACACTTAAAGTAGCTAGACAAGATTTGACTGATGAACAAATAGCCGATACCTTAAATAAATACTTAAGGGGGTATGGACAAAAGTCTGCATCTGGTAAACCATACTTTACTAAATCTAGAGCAGTATCACAAGTAGATGAAAGAATACTACCATACTATGCTTCACCTGTAGAAAGTTTAGAAAACTATATTAGGTCTTCTATTAACAACATTGAAAAAAATAAATTCTTTGGTAAAAATGCTGTTATAGAAAATGGCAAAACATTAAACTTAGATTCATCTATTGGTAGTTTAATAGCAAAAGATTTAGATACTCTTGGTGGTAGTGGTGATGAAGTTACTGCACTATTGCGTGCAAGATTTAATATGGGAGAACGTGCTCCTAGCAAGATTGTTAAAACAGCTAAAGATATTATTTATGCTGCTACTATTGCTAATCCTAAATCAGCTATTACACAGTTAGGCGATGTGGGTACAAGTAATTTTATTAATGGCAATATTAATTCTATTAGAAGTTTAGTTGGAAACAAAACAGTTACTATTAAAGATTTAGGTCTTGATACTATTTCTGCTGAATTAAATACAGCTAAAGGTACATCTAAATTACTTAATCAATTATTTACAATATCTGGATTTAGAGCAATTGACAAACTTGGTAAAGAAACATTTATTAATGCAGCCCTTAATAATGCACAAGCATTGTCTAAAAATCAAAAAGGTTTGGCAAAACTTCGTGGAAAATATGGCAATGTTTTTGGTAATGAATTTGATAGCTTTGCTAAAGATTTGCAACAAGGTAATATTACAGAAAATGTAAAGTATTATTTGTTTAATGAATTAGCTGAAGTTCAACCTATTACATTATCTCAACTTCCAAGACAGTATCTTGAAAGCCCTAATGGTAGACTTTTGTATGCACTTAAATCATTTACAATTAAACAATTAGATGTAATGAAGAAAAACATTTATGATGTATATAAAACTGGTAATAAAAAGCAAGCAGCTCAAAATGCAGTAGCATATCTTACTCTTGTAGGTGGTGCAAATACTACTGTAGACCAGTTTAAAAAATTAATTGAAGGTAAAGATGTTGATTTAGAAGATATACCAGATGAGTTTGCATTTAACGTGCTTAAATTATTTGGTGGTTCTAAATTTTTATATGACAAATATCTTGCTCAAGGTAAGATTGGTGAAGCAGCAGTAAGAACAGTTGCTCCTCCGTTAGATATTATTTCAGCTCCAGTAGAAGATGCAGTAGGCTTTTTATCAGACAATCCAAATTATAAATATAAAACTCCTAGTAAATTACCATTAGTAGGGTGGGCTATAAATAACTTTTTTGGTGGCGGGCTTGAAAGATATGAAAAAGAACAATTTAAAAAACAATATGGAAGTAAACAATAAACAAAATAAACTTTAAGGAATAGTAATGGTAAAGACAGACGTAGAATCACGTTTAAATACGCATGAAGAGCTTTGTGCGTTACGTTATGAACAAATTAATGCAAGACTCAAGCGATTAGAACAAATACTTTTAGGCACAGCAGGTTTCGTTATTGTATATTTACTAACCAATGGAATAAAATAATGCAGTCACTAAGAAACTTAGTAGCATTAATTCTAGGTATGTCTATGGGCGTTTTATTAGCACTTGCTATGGATGCTAAAGCTGATAGTACAACAACTATCAATTACAAAGGTCAACCACCACCTAGTGCCATTAGCCCTTCTATAAGTGCCTTTAGCCAAGACGTTTGTATTGTACCCATTAGTGGTTCTGTATCATCTACATTGTTTGGCTTAAGTGGTGGCTCTGGCTATAAAGACGTTAATTGTGAACGCATTAAACTAGCTAAAACTCTTAATGACTTAGGTCTTAAAGTTGCAGCAGTATCTATTCTTTGTCAAGATGACAGGGTATTTGAAGCCATGATACAGTCAGGTTCACCATGCCCTATTAACGGTTCTATAGGTGACGCTGCTAAACGTGGTTGGTATGAACGTAACCCTTCTATATTTAAGAAACTATATGGCGATACATACACGATACCGCTTGTTCCTGACGAGCCTATTACTACTTCTATCTCTACAAGGAAATAATGCTTATGCTTGGTATTGCAACTATACTCCAACGCCTGAAGGCTATATGCTTGAAGGTTCTCTCGTATGTCATGGCATTGATCCAATCATTGCAATTAAAGACTATTGGTGCGTATCTTATAACCCAAGTGACCCAATATGTAGTGCGTATCAAACACCTGCTTGTTCAGACTTGGTTGAAAATCAAACCACTGCTTGTACGTTACCTCATTATAGCGGTGCTGTTAATCAAAGCAGGAACTTTAGTTGTTCTACGCAAAGCTGGTCAGCTTGGACAGAAACTTCTAACAATTGCACGCCAGACCCTCCAACGTGTCAAAGCTCTGTTGAAACTAGACAAGTAGCCTGTCAAGCAGACTATGTAGGCTCTGTTACAGAAACTAACATTTCATCTTGCCCTGACCCATACGGAAGTCCTGTATGGAGTGGTTGGGTAGAAACAAATAATACATGTGTTAAGAGTGCTACAAACGTCACTAACGTAAGTTCTCCAGTTAGCCCTAGTAGTCCACTTAATCCTATAAATACTACTGTTGCACCTGCTGTTGCACCAGAGGTAAATCCTCTATCTAGTCCTCTTGCCGTTGAGGTTGAACAACCAAAACAGGAAGCTAAAAGCGAGCCAAAAACAAAAGAAGATAGCCCAAAAGACCCACCAAAGGCTGAACAAAAGAGTGAGAGCAAGGATAGTCCTAAACTTGAAATACCAAAAGGTAAGCAACTTGTACATGGTTTTGGAATAGTCCTTTCACTAGAAATACTTAACAGACCTATTATACAGCAAATAGAAATAACAGATGCCTTTAAATTTGATACGGAGATAACCAATGAGTTCGGAAAAAATCAAAACCTTCAGCTTGAGCTTATCCAGCTCGGCACTTCTGAAGTTGATTTTAATAGCATTGCCAATAGTAGCTGGCTCAGCTTACGCAGGGATAACTTTTTACAACAAGATGGTTTCGGCAATTGAGGCTGTTGAAAGTTTAGATTTAGCTCCTATAGAGTCTAAGTTAAATGGTTTAGAAATACAGGTTAAAGCAATAAACGAAAGACAATATCAGCTATCTGAGTCTATAATGAAAGCTAGTGAAAAGTCTTCAGACGCTATTGCTAACTCACGTGAGACTGCAGCTATGGTATCAGGATTACGTAAAGAATTAGAAGCAACCGTAAATGCAATGGATGATAAATTAAATACTGTTAAACGCAGCACAATGAACCCATTATCAAAATGACATTTATTACAGAGAACAATATAGCAAACTTATATTCAGCTCTAATAGAAATGCCTGTCTTTTCAGAATATAAATTACCGACAGCATCTAAAGTAGACTTTGTTATAGTCAATGATAATGCTATATGTGGAGAGTATCAACCACCAGAGTCAGGTGAACCTCATGTTATTACTATAAGTGTAGCAAGAC